CGTTAAAAATTGGTCGTATGGGGTCGGTTTCCCATAAAGCATGTCGATCAGGCTGGCCATAGGCTATCCTCCAAAATAACCGGCAAACGGTCGGCTGCGTTGCATCAATCCAGTCTGGCGCCCGAAATTCACAGGCTGCAGGCGCGGATTGCCGCCGGGCATGACCGCAGGCGCTTGCGGCGCTGGCTCACCTTTGCCGCCGCCGCCTTTTCCACCCAACATACCAGCCAAAGCGCCACCGCCCATCAGCATAGCGATCAAGGTCGAATTGTCATCTTGCGGCACAGCCTTTTCCATCTCTTTAACGGTGTTTTCATCGACCTGATCCATCATCGGTGTTTCAGGCATTTGTTTTGCCATGTCGATCAAAGACGGAACAACAGGCGGCTGCGGTTGCTGCACAAACGGCGGGCGGGCCATGCCGGGCAGTTGTCCGGGATTACCGGGTAACTGAGCCTGCATAGGCACTTGCGGTTTTTTAAAAATCACGCTGTTTTTATAAGCCGCTTGCGGCAACCCAAATTGTAAATTTGATCCAAACATTATCCGAATGCTCCTAGTAAGCCCCCGCCAATGACCAACGGCCATGCGAAGGCGGAACCGGTAGCGGTGGCAGAACCGCCGTATTGCCCCTGAATCATGGAGAGGTAATTCAGCAAATTGTTGTAGGGCAATTGCTGATCGTAATTATAGCGGTCAATATCCGCGCTGATTTGATCTTGGGCTATGCCCTCGCGCGCCGATCCAACCGCTGCCAAGCGGCCAGCGTCGTTGTAATCCATATTGACCATTTGCGGGGCCAATTGCGCAGCCATAAGCTGGTTTTGCCGTTCGGTTTGATAATTTTGCGAGCGCATGCTGGACGAGGTATCGGCAATGGTTTTACCAAGGCCGATGTCGGCGTCCGTGCGAATTTTGGCGAAATTGTCCGAGCCATACCGGCCAAGCATTGACGCCTCGGAATCAATCCCTGGAACCACGTTTTCGCGGTAATACTTGCCGATGTCGTTGGCGGTATTGCCGATCACGGTATCCAAATACGGATTGCCGCCTAGGAAATCCCCGCGCGCGGTTGCCATGATGGTGTCTTGCGATTGGCGGGCAAGCGGCGAGCCGCGCAAAGCGCGATTCTGCGTCATTTCCAGTGCTTGCGTTGTGGCAGGATCTACAGGGGCAAGTGTTTGGCCGGAGTAATAAGCCGGGCCACCTTGATCATAAAGACGCTGCGCTTCCTCAAAACCACGGGTTAGATATGGCTGTTGCCCAGTCCAGGGGGTGGTCGTTGTCGTTGTGCTGCTAGGTTGTTTTCCGCCGCCCATGATAAACCTCTATATCAAAACTTTTTTCATAATTACTCGGTGGCCGCACCAGCCGAGAGGTCTTAAAAGCTTTTCAAAACCGCGCCTTCCTACATATTCTATGTGGGAGCATCCCTCTGCGATAGCCCACTTTTCCAAAATTTTTACGCATTCGGCCCATTCTTTTGAATCCTTGCCAGCTGCAAGAATGATGGTGGCAAATTTGCGCTTTTCTGTTTTGTCGACCATAGTCACGCACAATGAATCAATGTCGCCCTTTGGCTCGTGCAGCCATAATTGACAATGCCCGGACTGCAACCAGCCCTTGATTTCATCGTGGTGGAAATCGCCGTTTTCGCTCTCGATGGCGCGTTTTACTTTTAGCGCAACTGCAGGCCATACCCGGTCAATATCTTTGCGATCAACGCCGTAGAACATTTTTACACTCCTTGCCCGATGACGATATAATCGAAATCCCGATCTGTTTGCCCGTTGTTGGCATGCGTCAAAATAAAACTACCATTGCTCTTTGTCGAAACATAGGTATTTGCCAAAGCGGCGGCGGCATTTGCGGTGCGCGGGGATAAAAGAATAACGCTGGTAACGCTACTGCGGACATCAGTGACCGTGGTGGTGGCAGCACCTGCGGCAAGGGTCAAAGTGCCGGTTATAAGAAGCCTGCCGTATAAAGCGCCATTTGCCGCCTCGGCGATCATTTGCCGGTGGCGGCGCTCGTCCGGTAAATCAAGCGGGATCGGGGCGTAGGCGATATTTGTCATCGTTTGCCCGCCTGCTCTGGGATAATTTCAACAGCCTGCATATCAGTCCAGGCGGCTCCTGCAGCGATCTTGGTGCGGACGCGCTGGTAACGTGAGGTTATGCGCAAATCGGCCTTGCCGGAGGCGTCCTGGGCTTGATATGCCGTAAATGCCACGGTATCGCCGACCTTTTCCCTGTAACCAATAGCGATAGAAACTGAATTGGTGTCCGTGATCGCTCGAACCTCTTTCACGGTACACCAGCGGCCACTGAAAAGTTGCGTTTCGCCGGTGTCGATGATTGCCTCGAGATTGCTGCCAGTGAAAAACGACAATTTGTTGTCGGAATTGAAAGCGGCCAGCAGGCTCGCGCCGCCCTGCCACACCCGGCTATCCAAGGTGAAGGGCAGCGTATCAATGCTTGAGCTTGACCCATATGAATCCAGCGTTTCAAGCGTATAGCCGGGCTGCAAAGCGCTGAAAAAGTAGGTTGAATCCACCTCGCCGGTTGCCCAACAGCCGGTGGTATAATTGTGCATGATGATTTTATCATTTTGACCGGCGGGCGCGTTGCGGCTGGCATACGTCCAAAAGACGATGGTGTTGATAGGGTCAATGCCGCCTTGCATCCGCGATAGGATATAATCAAGGCTTGCATCGGCAAAAAACGTCTTGTTTACCTTGCCTTGCCCGATTGGATAGATTGTCTGGCCGTCGTAGCGGTAAAAACCGTCCTCGGCCAAGAAAAAGATCATATTGCCAATCGAGATGATCGAGCCGGGCGCATAGACGCCCTTTTGATCGACCACCTTGTCAAATCGGAAAAAGTACGGCGGGCCGATATAGCTGCCGCGCCGAATGCAGTTTTCCTGCAAAACGGTAGCATAGTTGCTGCCCCCAACAAGGCCGCGCACCCATCCGCCATCCGCAAATTCCTGCGATCCAGCTTGGCTTGCGCCACCAGTTGTCCAGGTGGTCAGGCTGTTGATGGTGGGCCATTTGACGGTTGTCGGCTTGGCTGTTCCGTCATTAATATTGCCGACCATGAAGAAATCGCCAACCACCGCCCCATACCGAGCTTTTGGCGCGCCGGATAGATTGGCAAAAAGGCTTGACGATCCCATAGTGTAGGACTGCATTTCGTCGATGTAATTCATGGCAACCATCGTTTGCCCGAATTGCACGAAATTCCAACGCTCCTCGGCGCCAGTGACGTAATTGGATGCGCGGCTGATATCATCCCAGGCCGTTCCGTTTATTTTGTAAAGCTTGGTTCCCGTCCCCGCGAACAAGAAAATATTGCCATCGTTGCTTTTGGCCGGTTTCGCGCCAAGGACGCGGGACGGTAAAGCATCAGAAAAAGGGTTCAGACCGGCCAATGGCTTGTAAATGCCCGGCAGCGGCCCAGGTAAAACATTAAGCGCCACAAGGGCGCCTGGATTATTGTTTACGGGTAGATCCGGTAAATACTCGCCGGTCTGAACGCGAATAGGATCCATCAATACACCATAGCTGGCTGCTGGATCAGTGGCCCAGCGTTAAACCTGTCGTCCTCGTTTGCCATTTTAATGCTTTGCATGACCTCGGCAAAAAATGTTTTCCAGATCACGATCCGATCATCGTTTTTCAAGAATGGTTCGGCGACCGACAGCGAGCCAAAAAGATAGGCGTCGGGGTGTTTGAGCAATAGCCAATTTGTGGTATTGGAATCCGAAAGCGCGGGGATGGTTTTGTAATAAACCGCTTTTGCCACCGCCCCAGAAGCCGGGACGCTGCGCAGCAATAGGTTTTCTCCGATGATGGTATAAAAGTCCTGCAAACCTTGAATGCCGCTTTCGGAGTTGTAGAAATTGGCCGGGGTTATGTATTGCAGGGTGCGGCGCGGGCTTCCGTCAAAATACAGGCTGCGAAAACCCAGATAGCCAGTCGGCAATGCTGCCGATTCGCCAGAAAAAGTGATATCCGCCGATGTTTCCATCTCGCGTACCCGCAACACGCGGTTGGCCATAGCCTCAAACAGGGTGATAAAGCTCGGGACATAATCGGTAAAATCCTGATCGGCGCGATTCAGCCATTTCGCCAAATCGGTTTTTAGCTGGCTGTAACTATCAAATGCGGCCATATCATACCTTGCCGGGGATGGTTTTTAAGAAAGAATAATCGGGGTCGTTCAAGCATTTGCGGAGTAATTTGCCGTTCTCCTTTTTCAGCAAATTGACTCCGCCGTGCTTGTTCATCATGTCGATAAGCCAAATTGCCGGGATCGTCGCAACATGACGGATCTCGCGGGATTTGCTGTACCCGTTTGTCCCGTCCTTTTGCTTGATTTTGTTGGCATTGATAATCGCGGTGCAATCTTGGGTATGCGCAATAATCAATTTGTCGCCAGACTCCTCGTAACCGATAGTCTGAGTGACGCCGCCTGCTTGTTTTTGCTTATCAAGAATGATCATAGGGTCATCCAATGAATGAAGGCATCGCCGCCGGTGGTCTTTGAGCGCAGCATCACCTTTTGCCCTTGGGTGATTTTGAAATAGCGCTCCAATTTGTCGCCAGCGATTATTTTGCTTGTATCGGCGGTGGCAGGGTTGTTGGTGGGGTCGCCGACCTCCATCCAGCAATCCTGCTCCGACACGATGCAAAAATGATTGACGCCGATGGGCGCGGCGTTGGCAGTAGCTGTAGATGAGCCGGTAGCGTGGGTGACCTTTTGACCACCCCCAGCCACACAACGCATCGCCTGCATCAGTGTCTTTTCTGCCATGATTATTCTCCGACTAGCAAATGAATGGTGCTGGTTGTTGCCCAATCGGCAGTGCCAGCATTATCCAATTTGATAGCGTTGTTGGTCGCATCAATGGTCAAAGCGCCATCCCAAGCAATGCGCGCACCGGTCGATGTGGTTACGATTGCCAAGGAATAAAATCGAGGCACAAAGGTCAACGGGAAATTGATGATACCGTTGGTCACTTCGTCCGCAGTAGGAACGCGGGTGATCAATTCCACACGCGCCGGGGTAGGAACCCGGCCAGCGCGGAATGCCGAACCGTTTACCACGTTGCCGCCGCCTGCCATAGTTTCAGAAATCGCACCGACATAAGCCGATGGATTTTTGGTAGCGACCGTGACCACGTTGCCGCCAGAAGCGTAAGCGCGGTATCGGTTGCTTGAGGCATTGATGGCCGCAATAAGTGCAGTGCGCGCGGCGGACGCGCCAGCGCCGCCAGAAACGTCTACACGGATGCGCCCAGCGGTAATCGTTGGCGAAACGGCTGTGTCAAATTCATAGACCTCGTCGCCAAGCGTGATTGTTTCGGCGTCCGCTACAGTTGCCGCAATAACCACCTCGGCGATAGCTGGCAAGCCTGCGCCGGTATTGAAAAACTCACCAAATGCGCCGAATTTCGCGCCATCAATGAAAGGCGCAGCATCGCTTTGCATTGATGCCGAGCCATCGGCGTTTTGTTTAATATTCTGTCCCATTTTAAAAACCTTTCACTGTTAAGAGGAGACGGGAGGGGCGCGGAGATTCGCCCCTCCCTGAGCACTTGCCCCATCCGATTAGGAGGTGGTCAAGTCGGCAATTACGCCGTGCGCTCTCTCGTTGCGGACTTCGAGGGTTGCCTCAAGAATCATCATCTTGCGCTCATAATCGCCAGTTGATGCCAGATCTTTCATGAAGAACGGACGAAGGTACGCGATAGCCAGCATGTCGCTTTGCAGCACATGCACCGTGCGGGCGCGAACAAAACGGCTCGGGAAGATCGAAACTTCGCCGAAATCGCTTTGATAAACGTCTACCGACGCCTGCAACGTGCCATCCGAAATGTCTTTCATCTTGGTGGCGTTGCCGGTGAAGGTAGAAATTTGCTGCTTGTTGAAGCCGCCTGCGACAACCATATCCGCGCTTGCGCTCGAGTTGTTGAAAATGCTTTGCAGCACGTTTTTCAACATTTGCTCGGTCAAGGCGCGCTGAGTGCCATCGGTCGGGGCAACGGTCAAGCTCGTGCCGGTGTTATAACCGCCATCAGCGCCGGATGCACCACGATCATCGTTGGTGGCATACCACGACTCCAAACCGCCCAATCTACGCGGTGTGCCAGCAGCGCCAGCAACCGATGCGTTGTTTTGGGAGATTGCAGCCTCAAGATCGCGTTTCAGCTCATCGCCGAGTTTGGCAATTTGGTATGCCAATTCCGACTTGCGGCCAGCTTTCTTGACGGTTTCTTGAGTGCCCGAGACGGTAACGTCTTTGCGCATGATTTGGCAGATATTACCCAAGCGAACAGTCGGGGTGACTGTGGTCGCGGTCGGGATATCGTCCGCTTCAAGCTGCGCGTTATCCTTGGAGGCGGCAGCCAAAGCGTCCGTCTGCCATTCATGGCGAGTCGCCTCAGCCGTGACACGGGCAATGTTGGTGGTAATCGGAGTTTCGGTGGGCGAGATGTTGTAAATCACGTCCGTCAAATCTTCACGATTACCTAAGGCTTCGTAAGTTTTAAATGAACCAGCTAAAATAGCCATTTTTTCCTCTATGGGTTAGGGAAAGCCCTAGCCGAGCATGGATTCGATCATCCTTGCCGCGTCTTGTCGCTTTCCGGTTTTTTTCAGTGTTTTTAACTGAGCAGTAAACCCGTTCGGTTTGGTTTTCTCGCCACCACCGGAGCGCATGACCTTGTCGGCTGCTTTGGCCTTTTCGACCTTGCCACCTAAAGCCTGTTTCGATTCCGCATATTTGACCGCAGCTTCCAAAACCAAAACATGACGATGGTCAATCACTTGCCCCATTTCTTGCGGGGTAAGGCCGAAGTGCTTTTCAGCAGCTTTGGCAATTGCGCCATAATCCTTTTGGAATTTCTCGCGGCTTGCCCACTCTGGGCGCTTTTGGGTCAATTGCTCAAATTGCTTGGTGACAAATTGCTTTTGCTCTTCGAGGTTTTTCGCTTCGTCCTCGGCTCGCAAAGCATCATGTTCAGCCTTCAATTTGGCAAAATACTTTTGGCGCTCGCTGATTTGCGCGGAGATTTTGACATACTCGTCGGGATCTTCCTCCGCCAGCTTGGGCAGGTCTTTCATGCGTTTTAAAACAGGGTCAATGTGCTCCAAGTGCAGCATTTGAGCCTCTAAACGGCTTTTGTACTGCTCTCGCATGGCGTTAACGCCTTCGTCGAGTTTTTTTCTTTCCTCGGCAAATTCGGCCATGCGTTTCGAGTAGGAAGATTGCCTCGAGTATCCTTTGATCAGCTCTTCCTCGGTGACTTTTATGACTTCGCCGTCGACCGGCACTTCAAAAAGTCTGTTGGATTTGGCTGATTTTTTGGGTTCGTCGCCTTCTTCGTCCTCTTGCGACTGGTCGTCCTGATCGTCGCCATCAGGCTGATCATCGGGTTCTTCGGAGTCAGTATCAGAATCGCCTTCATCGGCGGTATCGGATACATCATCGTCTTGAGTGTCCGTGTCAGCATTATCTGTTTCGCCCGGCGCGGCCTTGGCCTGCTTCTCTTTTTCGGGCTTTTTGGTGGCGCCAGCCAGTAATTTGTCGATCTCTCCGGCGGCGTTACTCAATTCTGCGCTATTCAGTGCCATTATTTACTCTCCGTTTGTTTCAAAAGATCCTCAAGGTTTGATGTGGAGATACTTCCTTCGGTAATTACGTCCAGAAATAAATCCTCAAAACTATTGGCAACGCGATTCAAGATCTTTGCAGTACGCATTCCCTCGATATCGTTTGCCGAAACGGATAAGAAAAGTTGATAAGCTCCGCGCTTGATCTCCGCAATCGCCTCGGTGAATAGCGGATCTGCTACCAGCTCACCGGCTCGACGCGCGCGGCGGATTTTCTCTTTTTCCTTTTCCGCTTCTTTCTCTATGTCAATCTTAGGTTCTTGTTCCATCGGTCACAATCCACCCTTTTCATTTTTTTAAAGGGCGTCTCCTATTGTGGGGTTTCAGGGGTTTCGGGGTCGATAGGCGGCTCTGCGGCGGCTGGGTCATTGGCATTTGCCGCCGTCATTTCCGGGGAGCTTTCGCCTATTCCAGCCGCAAGTTCAATCGCAGTATTATTCGCATCCTTGATAAACTGAGCGCGGTTGATACCGATATCATTGGCCGCGCGGGCTTCCTCAATCGCAATACGGCGCGCATCGTTTTTAAGCTCAATGTCACGCTGATCAAGCTCACGGTTTTTAGTCTTAATATCAGCAGCCAGCTTGATCGTCGCTTGCTTGTCTTTGTTTGCGATGTCTTTTTCCATGAGCTGTTCAGCAATTGTTGGCACCGGCGGCTGAGGTGGCGGTGGTTGGTAGTTTTTCGGATCGCTAAAATACTTGCTGGTAATCTTGAGATCACTGTTTTGAATGAGCTGATCCAACGTGTTATAGACGTTTTGCTGCGTAACCAGCGGCCCTTCCGCGCCGCCTTGAACGGCGACAATTTCCCGTTGTTTTGCATAGACACCCTCAAGCGCCATCAACTTCGTGTCGCGGGTTCCGGTTCCCAAGCCGACCTCGACATCCGCATCCATCTCCTTGTTCCAGGAGCGCGGATCTACCTCGACATATTTTCCGCGCAGGCGGATGGTTTTCTTCCTGTCGACATAACGGGCGGTCAACTCATTGATTGCGTTAAAAATGTCACGGACGCCTGTTTCGGCAAAGATCCGGCCAATCATCAGCATTTTGAGCTGCGATTTGGAGAGGATCATTTGCAAGCCGCCCTTGGTTTTGTTCAAGGAATCGGCGTCTAAGCCTTGGTTATAACGGGTTACGCCGGTGCGTTTCTCAACGATGGTTTCCAAATACTCGATCATGTTGAAGGTCATGGGCGGCATTGGATCAAGCGGCAGCGGGGTCACAGCGCCAATCTCGTCTACACGCACGATTCCGTTGGGGCGCGGGGTCAGCAAATCGTCGTAATTGACGCGGCCTTTCAGGGCCAGGTGGCGCGGGTTGGTCAATAGGTAGAAATAATCCAGCACGTTGCGCACCAAGGTCGATTGGATCAATTGCATGTCCATCGTGCGGTCGGCCTGCGATTGGCCCGACCATTTGTGCGGGATCGGATAGGGGGTGATGGAGCAGAAAATAACGCTTTCGCCCTGATCAATATCAAGGATTTCGTCACCAACGGCGCAAACCTTGATCCGCTCGGCGATACCGTCACCGTCGTAATCAAGATTCATATACGCTTCGACATACTCATACATGCGAAGGCCAATGGTATCGGTCAGCGGCGAGCCGCCGTCCTCCTCCGTAAACCGGTTTGTCTTTTCGTTATCGTCGTAAATAGAATCTTCGGACTCGGGCAGCTTATCAATCAGCTCTGGGGAATAGCCCATGCTGGCCAGCTCGGCGTCGCTTACCTTGCGCTTGTGCGCCATGAAATTGTTGTTCTTGATGCTTTTGCTGCGCCGCGACATGAAAAATTCCTCGGGCGGAACATTCTCGACGCAAATACGGCCTGTTTCATTGACGCGGGCAACCTTGACGTTGTGGGTGCGGACTTGCACTTGTTGCGGAACTTGCAACAACTGGCCAGTGTTGGGGTCTTGCACCGTCCCCATAACCGTTTCGGTTTCAATAATGGTTTCGCGCTCCAGCAGCTCCACTTCATCGTCAAACAGAAGGGTTGCGAGCATGTCATCATTGATGCCACGGTAATTATCGACGACCTTTTTGGTTTCTTTCTGCCACCAAACTTTCACGATACCGTTGCGCTTAACCAAGGCGTCCCAAAAGAAATTGTGCAGGATCATAAACCCGCCGTTTTCCTTCTGAAAAACATGATTGGCGTTGTCGGTGCGCTGGCGGGCTTCTTCCTCGTCCTCCTCGCCGGTCGGATCAAATCGGCACCATTCATCGCCGCTGCAAAACATATTCATCAGCTCGGTCATGGTGGCGTCGATGACATCGGCCACGACCGTGATAACGACTTGGCTGCGACCTTTGCGCTCGGTTCCAAAGGGTTTCCCAAAGTAAAAGTCCTCGGAACGCATACGGTCTTGCGACAGGGTGGTGTTGTCGACCCCGATTGCGCCGTTCAAATTAGCCGCCAATATCGAGGCCAGCTTCATATTGGACATGGGTTCTTTTTTGGGCATGGGATCGGCCAAGGTCATCAGGGCAGTCCCGGCAGTGTATTTTTGGTTAGATCCAAGCATTTTATGCTCCTAATTATTGTCGCCGATGGGGTCAATTTTGCCTGATCTTAGGGCGGCAATGTATTTATCGCCCTGCGCGGGCGTTGGCACTTTAACGGCCTGTGGTTTGACGCGGTAAATTTCGACGCCTTGCTTTTTGGCAGCTTTAGCGGCGGCGCGCTGGCCTAGAGGGGAGTTTGGAAATAGTCGGTTTCCTACACGATACATGATCTCTCCGTATGAAATTGGGTCGGATATTCATGTTATCGCAAGCGGATAGGCATTTAAACCATGCCTTAAACGATTTTTAAGTGGGCGGGATGCTGGACGTATTGTCATCGAGCCAAGTTTCAACAATAGGATCAAGCGGGTTTGTCGCCTCATAAACCCAGAATACACCATCACCAAACCAAGGCTGCACTTCTAGCCAACCCAGATCGACCACGGCCTTGACCAAACGCTCTTGGCCGTCCAGGCTTTCACCACCGCCGATGGCTGTGTCCGGGCCTTGAGATTCGACATGCTTAATTGCGATGGCAAGAATTGCCTCGTTAAATTGCGGGTGGTTTTTATCCAATAAAATATGGTAGGCGGTCATAGGCTACTCCCTGGGACGGTTGGACGATTGACGCTGGTTAGTGCCCCCGACAGCGTGGCGGGCGTTCCCGCCGTGCCGCCATTGACGCGGAAAGAATCAAACGGGCGGTTGTGACAAATAAGCGGTTGCGGTAAGCCTGTGGCCGTGCCGTTAAGTCCTAAATTTCGCGGGGAATAATCCGTGCCAATGTTTGCAAAAGCGCCGATGTCACTGGTTATATTTTCAAATGTGCCGAATCCGGTAAATACGTTATAAAGCCCGCCGACAAATTTTGAGGACGTGTTACTATTGCCGAAATCGCCCGTGCCATAAACGCCGCGATTTGGATAAAAGCTCACCGATCCGGCGGTAGTGTTATATATTACATCATGCCCAGCTTCGTCATTGATTTGAATGGCGTCAAAGCCTTCCTCAATGTCAATCGACCACGCAATCAAAGTCCAAGTATCGGTTTGAACGCCATTCGTGTTGCTGCGAATCTGTTTACCATTTTGATCTGCATCGTTGGTATAATTGACAACAACGCGCCCGCTTTCGTCCAGGTAGACCCATAAGGCAATTGTTCCTTGTATTTCAAGGTCAAACACAGCAGAAAAAATGTATTTATTATAATTTGCCGGGCCAATCCAAGCACAACCGCGCCAAGAGCTAAATTGCTCAACTGCGAAACTCCCGCCCTGGATACGAACCAACCGATCCGTGCCATCGAAATAGGGCGCATTTTTAGCCAGGCCGTTAAAGCCAGTGTTTTGAATACCCATCAGTCTTTGTGGTGCGGCGAGCATCATTCAAAGACAACACCCGCTGCTTCGGCTTCAACTTTGGTGAGGCGATCAAGCCCAGCAAACCATTCCGCAGGAAAATTTGATG